ACCCTGAACCAAAGCTACTGCCTGGCTAAGTGTGAACTTGCTTGCTTCCTCGATCGTAAACTTGGGGTTATCCCTTTTCATTACGACCCAGATAAAGCTTTTTAGTGCTTTGCCCTTAGGTTTGCCGTTGCCAAAGGCGCTATCAATGCTTTCGCCAACTAGGTTCTCGATGGTTTCTACTTCTTCGAGAGTTAGGCTTTCAAAGTCAAATGCGTTCATTCTGTGGGTATTCCTTTCGTGGAGTTTGTTGCTATCAGCTTATCTAAACTTCTGTAGTAGTTCTGGTAAACCTCATCGCGCGTAATGCCTAAAGCCTTTACAAAGAATGGCTGTGGCTTTATGTTGCGCTTGAACCAACCCCAATGAATAGGGTTAGCGTAGGGAACCGATTTGTTATTACCTGCAGACACCGATACTCGGTTCAAGGACTTGGAAACCCTGATGCTGTTGCGTAGGGCTCCAGTTCTAACCGGGGCTAGAGCTCGGGCCTGACCTGCAACCAACTCTCCGGCCTCGGAGCCAGCTGCCTTTATCTCAGCAGTTGGAACTCCGATAGCCTGGAGAGCCTTTATAGCCTGTTTGAGCCCTGCTACTTTGATGCCAGCAGGATCAGCCATAACTAAGCGGTTGCGTCTACTTCGACACCGTAGAAGATGTCTGAAGCTGGGGTGTGAGGAGTGTTTACCACGGTCAAGGTTACGCTGAATACTGCGGTCTCGTTGCTAACCAAAGCTAGTGGAGGAATCTGGTCGAATGTGACAGTTCCTTTGTAGTGAGGCTGGCTTGAAGACGGGCTGGCGTTTCCGTTAGGCGCGATAGTGAACTGAGCGGTTGAACCGAAGTTGTCCCATAGAACGCGGTAAAGGCTTGCAGCGTCTCCGGATACAATTCCGTCTAGCTGTAGTGACCATTGGCCACCGACGCGAACCTCACAGAAGGTCTGGACATCGCCAGGAGCGTCATCGAGAGTTAGCTGAACCAAGTTAGCGTCGCAAGCGTATTCGGTTGCGCCAAACTTGAAGAGGATGTTTTGTGCTTTGATTCTGGTTGAAGCCGGCATGGCTACCTTTCTAAATTGTTAAGTTGAGCTGGCAATAAATGTTTGCCGATAAGAACTCAGCATTGTTGGTCTGTAGGTTGTAAGGCTGATTCACAGAAGTAATTCGAACATAAGTCAAAGGCTCGATGGCGTTCAAAGTATCTTCAATTAGCTGATCTAGATTCTCGGTTGCTTTCTTGTTAGTTGCGGTAGAAGCTACCAAAACTAACTCGATGCCTAAGCTCCATTCTCCAAACTGTGCTGTCTGAAGATAAGGCTGAGCTGCGTTTAGAAGGACAATGGGCGGTGTGATTCGCTCTGGAATATACTCCAGAACATTCAAACCTGCATCAACTAGTTCGAGCTTGAACTCGACCTTAGCTGCATTGATTTCGCTCATACTGCATAGCCCGTGTAAGGCATCAGTAGTGGGTAAACAGCATTCAATGGATCCTTAGCAACTCTGATGGGTGCTCCATCAAAGCTGGCGAACTGAGCCACTCCGTTAGGAGCTGAGCGACGGTGGAAGAGTTCAGACGAAGCGATTAGAGTCGCTTGATCGTGAACTGACCCCGGCACGGTCTTGGTTCCGATGTATCGGGTTACCAAGGCGTGTCCAGCAGTCAGGCATTCTTCTGGGAAGGTTGTTTCCTCTGTTCCCACATACGCCTGAAACTCTGCCAACGTCACTGCCATTTTAGATTCCTATTACGCTACGGTCTGAAGTGAAACGATTGCACCCTGACGCTGAGCTGCAACAGCCATGTAGCCGTAAACAGATACTGAGTCTTCTAGGGTTGTAACATCACCCTGGGTTAGACGAACTGGGGCTCCAGCTGACTCCCATGAGGTAAGTGCTGCTGAGTTAGCAAGCAAGCAATCGGTTGCACCCAACTGTGGGTCTACGATGATTGGAAGACCAAACAATGATCCAGATAGACCTGGGATGTTTGAAGATCCGATTGTGTTTGAACCGTCGTTGTTAGCTGAGAAGTTTAGTCTGCCATCGGTTGCACCGATTGAAACTAGGTTCACGTAAGCGTCAACACCAGAAACAATAAACTCTGGACGAAGACCGGTTGCGTTGAAGATGTAGGCAGATCCTTCTGCGATACCCTTTGCAACAGTTGAAGCGTCGGTGTGAGTGTCAAATGTCTTTCCTACATAGCTAAGGCTCTGTAGAAGGTCAATTACAACGTTGTTGGTGAAGTTAGCGTAAGCAATTGTTAGACCCTGGAATACCTGGTTCAAGGTGTCGATTGTTGCGCGCTCTACATACTGACGTGAGAAGGAAGTGTATCCACCGTAAGTCTTTACATCTGCTGACATAACCTCGAAGGATAGGTTTCCGAATGCAAGGGCTTCGTTCTCTGGGTTCTGCTGGTCGATTGCAAGAGTGTTGCTGTCGATCTGGATGTATTCAACAGATAGTCCGCTTGCTGGCAGGGCTCCACGTGTGAACGCTGACAGGGTTGGGCGGTTGTTGTTGATTAGAGTGTCAAGGTATCCGATGAATGGAGGAAGAACGGCTGCATCAGCAGAAGTTGAAGCTGCGCGAGCTAGGGCCTTTGCGTCTTCGTCTCCAACTAGAAGAGCCTTTGCGAACTCACCCTGGGAACGGAACTTGTGTGTTGCTGGTGTTGCCATCTCGACTGCTTTGCCTGATTCAATGACTCGGCGCAGTTCTGCAACCTCATCCTGAACGGAGCGAACGTCAAGTTCAATGCTTTCTGACATTGTTTCACTTTCTGTTTCGATAAGAGTCTCATCAGCTAGCTCAGCTTCGCTGCGGACTTCGGTTATTTTTGCGCCTTCAAAGGCAGGGAACGGAACTACTGAAACCTCTTTGAGATCTACTAGCTCCCTAACAATCGTTTGGCCTTCTTTACGATCTACAACCGGAAAGAAACCAACCGAAAAGCGATTCAGAACATCGTCCTGAAGTAATGTGTAAACTTCGTTGCCTCGAGGTGTATCTGAGATTCGAGCAACAATCTCGTAGCCTTCTGGGGTGTCGCGCCCTTCGATAACTTTACCGATTGGCTCTTCGTGGCCATAGAAAAGCTTTACATCTTCTACGCCATCAATTGCTCCTGGCTCGAAGCGCTCTTTCATGTTGCCAGTTAGCTCGATCTCTTGACCATAAGGAACTGCGAGACCAACAATGGTTCTCTCCTCGAGAGTGTCAAGTCGAGCCTGAAACTCGCGTGTAATCATTTCAGACATCTAGTCCTTCTTTCGTTCTTACTTCTTCTGGAGTCAAAATGCCAGCATCGATAGCCACCTTGTAGTAGTTGTAGCGAGCTGCAACATCTGCCTTGAATAGGTGCTCGAAGTCAAACTCGACCCGGTTGCCACGTGGAAGGCAGTTGCTTAGAGCGTCGGTAATTGCATCGGTGTAAGCCATCAATGTGTGACGGTAGAACACCTGGTTCTCATCTTGGAGGTTTGTGTAGGTGTCTGAAGCACCTGGCACGGAAGTCAGGAGCAGTCGCGCTGGGACACCGAATAGGCGAGCAACGGCCTGAACCTGCTGATCCTGAACTTCGGTAAAGAGGGCGTCCTTCGGGGAGAGCGCGATCTGCTGGTATTCGAAACCGTTTCCTAGAACTGCAACCTGACGGTTCTGTTGCTTGTTATGCCAGTTAGCAGTTACTGTTTCTGCGTCATCCTTGTTTAGCATGGCGTTGGTTTTGAGGATTCCCGTTGGAACTCCGGCTGCGGTGAACCAGTTGCCAGCGTAATCTCTTAGATCAATAGCTGCGCTTATGTCTTTGTGGCAGGATGCAATTGGGCTTACACCTAGAAGCTGACCAGCCTGGCTGAAGATTCTTAGGTGCTCCATCTCGCGCTCGGTGTAGCGTGTGCCCAGGTAGTCATAGACAACGGTTGAGTAATCAATAGCGCCATTGGTCATCCTAGGCCAGCTTGGTTGAACGGCTGAAGCTGGAAGAATGGTTAGGTTGTTTACCTGACCGTTAGATCCAAAGTTCTTTAGCCAGTAAGCGTTGCCCTCGAGCGCTAGTGATGCAACTGTTTGGAAGAGGAAGTCGCGACGGTTCTGTTGGATGCTTGGGTTGTTTACCAATACTGGGTTTTCAACTTTTAGTTCAATGCCTGTCGCGAATCTGTAAGTATTAATTGTCATCTTGCTGATTGGAGTGCCGATGATCTGGACAGCTCTGTAAACGGCTGTGAGAGACAATGCAGTTGTTGGGTTTACAACAGCTGGGTGTCTGGTTGGAATTGTTGGCTGGGCAGCGCGTCTCTCAGGACGTCTTAGAAGCCTGTCAAATATAGATGCCATATAGAAATCATAGTATCATACACCGACTAGAATACGCCGACGGTGGCGTGTTGCGCTCGCGAGGAAACGTAGAGCGCCATGACCGTTGCCATTAGAGCATCGATGTCTCCGAGAGATTCAGACCGGCTAATAAACCAGGACTCTCCGACTTGCTTGGAGACCCCGTTAGGCATTTGAGCGACGAGGAGGGGATCGTTCGCGTGCCTAACGAGGCCGTTGCCAAACATAGCATAGACAGCCGAGCACATTGAGGAGACTTCTTTAGCCCATAGTTGCCAGACCGTATGACCAGAGATTTTTAGTCTCTTGCCCAAGTTGGTTAGCTGGCGATCATCCAATGCTATCGCTCGCGGACTGAACTTTGCATACAAGGCGGTTAGCTCGTTGTAGAGCTGGTCTTCGGTTGGGTTTACTAGCGACATCACTAGCTCCGTCTCTTGAACACCGTCTTGAGTGTTAGCAATTGCGATTGTAGCGTGGCCCCAGTTTTTTGTAATGTCTACGGCAAAGACGGCGTTTTGAGTATTAGTCACACCTCGACCGGTTGCAGCTCTAAACAAACTTGCCGGCAACCAGGAGTTAGATGTTCCAGCTATAAATTGATTCAGGCGATAGCGTCTTGCTTCGTGTTCTGGAATTGTTCTGAGGTCAGAGATGATTTGTTCAATCTGAACTCGACCAGCTGCAACAGAAGGGTTGGCTGCCATGATTGCTTTTGGATCATCGATAGCTGCGTTGTCCGGTGCAGTCCAAAGGAAGAAGCCAAAGCGCTCTAGATCTTCGGATCCGTTGGCTGCTAAGGTTCCAGACTTGTAAAGGTCTATTAGGGTCTTTGAGTTTTGGTCTCCGGCTGTTGTGATTCCAACAACAATGCCATCCTTGCGCTGGGAAGTTCCAAGAACTGCAGCTGACCACATTCCCTCTTTTGCCAGGTGAAGCTCATCGAATAGACAGAAGCTAATCGGGATACCTTGGAGGGCAGCTTCTTTGGCAGCCTTCACATCATACCGGCCACCACCGTCAGCCGTGACGATGCCTCGGGTTTCGGTAGCTCGCTTGAATCGCTTCTTTAGGAATTGATTGGAGTTGATGACGTATAGGACTCGGTTGTAAACGATGTTGGCCTGATCCGTGCTCGATGCCAGGCTGATGCATTGTGGTCCAATCTCATGGAGTAGCAAGCCGTAGAGTCCGAGCATGGCTGCGATAAGGCTCTTGCCGTTCTGGCGTCCGACCGAGATAACTACTTGACGATAACGAAGTCTGCCTGGATACATTGGGTTGTCATCGGGATAGCGCTCGAGGATTGCTCGTAATAGCCACTTCTGCCATTCGTCAAGCTGTAGACCGTCTGGATTCTCCGGGCTCTTCCAAGCTATCTCGGCGAACTCGATGAGCTTATCGCCGTCGGTCTTGAAGTCCTTAGATAGCGGTTCCGTGTAGAGCGTGGGTAGCTGAAGCATTATCGGGTTAGCAACTTCTCCAGAGGATCAATAGATTGGGCTGCATCGCCAATAGATCGCTTCAACTCGAGCACGGTCTTGCGTAATTCGGCTGCCGTAGAAGTG